ATGCATAGGGGGGGTGTAATTTTCGGAGCCCCCCCCTTATAAAGTTCACCACCCTTGTGAAAAATTTCTCTCATCCGTAAATTTTTTATAAAGTTTCTGCAGAATTTTTTGAAACTTTTCTGAACATTCCTGAGACATTCTCACTTATAACTTCATCAATTGCTTGTTGTATTGCCAAAGCCTGGTCGGGCTCCGACAGTTCATCAGAAATAATTACTATCCTAGCTAGGAGAGACGGGGTATTGTAACCCATCTTAGTATCGTAAGCCAACCATTCATCAAACCTAGTGAAAGGATCGAATGGATTGTCTACTGTTGTCAGCATGTACTCAGTTGGTTCGTTAGTATCAGTCATCATCAACTCTCACTAAGACTAGCCTTGAGTGTAGACAACGAGACACCTAATGCATCTGCTACTTCTATCTGGCTATAGCCAGAGCTCAACATACTGTTGGCTCTCAGTCTATTAGTACTTGTCATCTTGAGTTCAGTCTTCGGCATTGCTAGCTTCTTCACTGTATCCAGATCACTGTTCTTCAATATCTGTTCCAGCTTATGGTTACTGATAGCACCAGATTGAATAGCATTCCACTCTGGCTGAGTGATAACTATCCGTTGCTTTCCTGCGCCAGTTCTAGCTCTTGACTCAGCCAGTGCTTGATTCTTTATCTTCTTCACATCTTCATCCACCATATCAGGATTTGCTTGGCGTTTCTGTGAGACGGTGGTATTCGCTAGGATCTGGGCTTGTCTTTCGAGGGGTGCATTTTTAAGGGCCAGGTTTAGTTTCGCATTGAGAGATGCCACCTCATTTGGATGGGCAGCTTTCGCAGAAGGCGAATAGGGAATACTCTTGGTAGCAAGCGAATCTTTCCTCGCTGCATTAGCTAGACCCTTAAGCTTATTGGAATGTTCCGCATAGATAAGTTCCATGCGTGTACCAGAAGAAAGAGTATTAGCATCATGAGTCTCAGCCAAACGCTTAGACTTTATCTGAGCTACCTTAGTCTCACCCTTAGCATTGACATAAGTCCTACCTGTTTCCTCAAAGACTTTTCTTCCTGTCAAAGGATCAATAGGGCCACCCTTAGAAGCAGGGCGGGGTTTCCTTTCAGGAACATATTTCGTAGCTGAAGCCCGAGAGATAAGAGTAGATGCGCCTGCCCGAGCTGAGCCTTGATACTTGGCTTTCAGTTTGGCAATACCGTTATCTACAGAAGATCTTTTATAATCAAGGTTGTGCTTTTCCGAATCAATGACAACCATTGAATGACGAACAGCACGAGCCAACTCATCTGGATTGGCGCCACGAATAGACATATCAGCAATTAGATTGGTAATCTTACCCATCTCTTGCTGTTTACGACTAGGTGTGATCGATGGAATGGATGATCCTTCAGGAATCTTATACACCTGAGGATCGAAGTTCTTTAGCCCATCCAATGCAGGAGCTGATTTAACTGCGCCCTTATTGTTTGGGATAACGAGAACTGTATCACCATCGAAGTCAGCACCAGAAAGATGTTCAGCAACCTTATGATGAATGCCAACTGCATCTCTAGCACTGGTACCCAAAAGCTTTCGGGCTTCTGGATTCTTATTGTTAACGGTAAGTTGAGGAATCTCAAACCTACCGCCATGAGGAAATCGAACTAGAGCAACACGTTCACCATTACGGAAACTAGGTGCATAGATCTCATGTTCCTTCATTGATGGAACAGGAAGAAGCACCTTGGTTGCTTGACGAGGAAGAGCTGCAGCACGAAGATGTACTGCTGCAGAATCCGTCTCATCAGCAAAAGATTCAAGCAACTTCTTGCGAACCGTCGGATTAGTGAGTTTACTAATCGAATCAAACTCTCGCATTCGACGATCATAAGTCACATTCAACTGACCTTGAGCCAGCTTTGGATCTTGCTTGGATAGCATCTGAGAAGGAAGATTACGAGACCATGTATCCCATGATCCCTCTTCTCCAGAACCTTCTTTACTAGCACTACCGACAATGTTCATTGCCGAAGTTATTTTGCCATCCGGTCCATGAATCTGACGAATAGTGGCACCAAAAGGATTATCAGGTTCATCCTTCAAATCCTTCATAGCGTCTTTCTTACGTCCTGTGTTCGATTTATTCGTATTGAACACAAGATCAACGCCATTTGGAAGACCTTCTTTGTACAGCGCCATACCTTTAAGATAATGCGTGCCATCTACAGCGATACGAACCTGAGCATAATGCGAAGATCCAATAGATACATCTTTTACGCCAGGACGAATATAGATGACACCATCAGCTTTGGAGCCACCATCTTCAGCATAATTGATACCGATACGCTTTGAATCGATGGAGATGGGTGTTTGAACCCCAAGAAAACTTCTTCCACCATTTTCTGAGAAATCGGTGATCTGCTGAATCTGATTCAACTTAGGATATGGAGAACCTGGCTTACCCAAAACGATAACAGTGGTTTTCTCGCCAGTACCCAGTTGTTGAACTTTCACATAGTGCTTCTTATAGCCTTGCTCTTGAAGCATTGCTACTGCAGTGTTGAGCTTGGTTGAATTCACACCAATGTGATTCTCAACTCCACTACCAACATCGATGTATTCCTTCTTATCGATTTGCTCTTTGAGCATGTTCGAAGTGGAATGAAGAGCATTTGCTTTGTCTGCAGCACCTGGAGAGAGAAGTGAACGAACTGAAGATTCATTGATACCCATACGTTGGCCGATAGCAACGTTCGAATATCCCTTATCCTTCAATTTCTGAGCTTGACCAATCTGTTCCAATTTCTGCTGAGAAAGTGCAATGCTCTTGGCTGCACGAAGTTGCGTGGTTGTGATCCCATAACCACGAGCAATTTCAGATTCAGACAATCCATCCTTCTTGAGCATATCAATTGAATCGAGATAGCTTCGATTACGAGTACTCTGAGATCCACCAGAGCCCCAGGGATAACGGCCAGACTTTCGAAGAATGCCGTAATGCTCAAGATAATTCTCTTCTTTGAGAATCACGACTCCTCCTCGAGTTTCAATTGATTGATCTGCCTATCGAAATCTTGGATCTTATCCATAATAAACATAATGTCATCCGGATCCGCATCGTAGATTATTACTTCATTGTCTTGATAAATACGAAGTTCGATGTTGATTTTGTATGGATCTACCTCATACTCGAGACAGAACAGAGCTGCATAGATCTCAAGTTGATGGACTGAACCTGCAATAACTCCAGTTTTCAGATCAAAAATGCGAAGAGTTTTGTATCGGAACGAAATTGCATCTGCTGTGCCAAAACAATTCTCAGAATAGAAGAGAACCTGTTCACAGGTCATTCGATAGCGAATCGCATCATTGATGTAGATACCCAATGTGCCGATATGATCTGAAAGCCTACCTGCCGCTATCTGTTCCTGTGCATACAAATGTTGAGCAACGCCATAAGCTGCTGCTTGAGCTGTGGTCCAACGTTCAGCTAAACGATTAGGCGTATAGTTAATCCAATGATACTGACTTGGACTTAGAAAGGCGTGATCGCCTTGGAGGTTCAAATGCTTGTTGAAGCGCATTCAACACCTCCTCTTCGTTCTCTGGATAGATATACGATGCAAATGACATCTTGTTCAAATGCTCAACAAAGTGATTCTGATTTGGTTGCACATCAGCATCTGCAGAAGCTTTAACTTCAAGTGAAGCCCACTTATCACGATACAAAAGAAGAAGATCGAGAATGCCTTGTTGATATGAAGGATCCTGTTTCAGTACCTCGATACCAGGAAACATCTCTTTGAGTCTTTTGATCAACTTGGCTTGATATTGACGTTCAGTCACATACAATCTCCCTTTATAAGCTTTGTTTCGTGGAAAATAAGGATACATATCCTTATTCCTTCCATAATATTCTGCGATTCTGATGCGGACTAATGTCTAAACTTGGACCATGTCGAATTGTTGATACGTAGGCCATACATAAGTGCGATCTAATATCGAGAGAACCAGATCAGATTCCAACAGCCCGTATCGTATTGCCGCCTCAAACGAGTTCTCGCTTACTTCGTTGGTCTTGAGATCCTTGATTGGATCCAGAATTGGGTCCATGTATGGATTTCTGAATTGCTGGTTGTATTTGATGGCAAACCATCTGGGCCGCCATGCAAGATTCTCCACACGATTATCGTATCTGTCGCCATTCAAATTGATGGGGGTATCAAACGCTTCCAATTGATTTGGAATGAAGGCCCTTGCCACAAGAAGAGGCACCGATCTGTGGTACTGTTTGCCGTCTCTAACCAAGCCGACATAGACGACGCCGAACTGATTCTGGCTTTGGGCCAAGATTCTTTCAGATTTCTCAGACCGCACACGTCCATAATTACTTATGCTGTAATTGTCAAAATTCCGTATTGTCTCCCATTTTTCATCCATAATCCTCCATTTTTTTAAAACAAGCCTCGGGCAAAACAGAGGCCTTGCGAAGTCGTTAAAAATTAAGCTTTGTAGAAGGAAAGTTTGCCAACGAAAATCGAAAAAAGTTTTTTATATTTATAAGGGCACGTAATAGCTATATATGTATATATATATTACCCTGTGTTTCTGAGAAAGAGTTTTAGCCGTTTTTCTTGGCAGATTTTCCTTCCGCAAAGCTTAGGGTTAAATAGTGGGATTTGCAGGGCTTTCAGCTGATTTCATTCGATTTCAGGCTGCCCAGATTTGCCAAGATTTAGCTCACGTTCGTCAAAATAGGTCGCATTGAAGCTCTTTTTCGACTTCAAAGCACGCCAAATTGCACTGTCAACTACGGTCCTAGATTTCAGGGTGTAATAAAAAAGCTTGGCAAATGGGGTGTTCATTCTGTCTATTCTTCCATGCGCCTGTTCCCAGTTTTTATACGAATATGTGAGCGAATAGAATAGGATTACATTCGTTTCTATGCAATCCCAGGCCTCAGACCCGGCTATGTACTGCACAAGGTACACCCATTCGTCAGTTTTGGGTATCTCTTCGTGCTTATGACCGTTCCATTCGGCCACAGTAGTAACGTCTTTTAAGCCCCGTAGAGCGTTTAATTCGTAATTGAAGTTGTAGAACACTATTAAGCGCTGATGTTCGCTTAGAACGGCTCTAACGGCCTTTAGACGCGAAGGATTCTCGTTCACGATCCTCCGCATCACCATAAACAGCTCTGCGACATCCCTACACGGCTTGTTCTCGAAGATGTTCCACCGGGTCTTGATGACTTCTTTCAGCAGGACATCGTTATGCTCCACGAATATCGTCTTCTCATGCCTGATCGTCTCCTTCATATAGGGCATGTGCACCAAGATCTGATCTCTCAGACGATTCAGCTTCTGTATCCCAAGATATCGGTCAACTTTAGGGAACTTGGTGAACGGTGCGTAGACGACATGCTCACGCTTGAACTCAGTTCGATTCTTATAGAAGCCGTTGGCAATGAAAACCGGAATGTAGTCCATCCAAGTGTCGCCAGGCGTGGCACTGAGTAGTATCCAATCGTTCTCTTTGGCGATCTTGAGGAACGCTTTGACCCAGGCGCCACTCCCGACCAGTCGCTGTTCATCGAAGATGAAGAAGCATCCCTTGATTCCGGCGTACTTATCAATATTGTTCCAGCTATCGACGTTAAGCACACCCGCAACAGTACTATCCTCATATTTACTGATTGCGTACCTGGCTGCTTCCCTATCCCAGTCAAGGCTGTCTCTCTTCTTGGCCGTGGTGATGACGAAGATGTTCTTGGGCTGCTGATGTTTGACGTAATAGGCGATGGCTACTCTAGTCTTCCCTGTACCTACGCCTCCCCATAGAATAGACCCAGTCTTGAGCTTCCCTAATGCTTCTCTCTGGTGGGGCTGCAGGTCCATCTCTAAGCCATCTCCTGGGCCCATGGCATCTCCGACAATAGATACTCCCTTCTCTAAGCCCACATTGTGGACAATCTCGTTTGTTTCTGGGCTTTAGATATTTGACTCTAGGCATCGAAGAGTTTCTTACGTGCTGCTGGAGTGAATGCTGACAAGGCCTCCTGTCCTTCCTTTGAGGCCACCCAACGATCCGACTCTTCCTTCGTCCCGTCGAATTCACCTTGCTTCACGGCTTCAATGACACATATTACCCGCACCCATTGGGGCGAATTTCTGGTCAATAGCTTCGTTTTGTCATACAGTTCTTGTACAAGACGTATGATCTCCGTGCCATCGGCGATCTCCGCGGGACAGAAGTAATCGTCGAAGTGTCCATAGCGAGCTCTCTTGGCCATTTCAGGAAGATGGAGATAGTCTTCGAGCACTCGACCAAGGTATTCGGTGGTCAATTCACCTTCACGACGCTTTTCCCACAGTTCTATCTCAACCATTTTTCGATTCCTTGCCTCTGTAGATCATCTTCTCATCGATCAGACGATCAATCACCTTGACCATGAGCCATCTTTGCTCAGTGGGCAGATCTTCCCACTTCTTGAGAGTGATCTGCGCCTCCCACATTGAGCCCATAGTCGGCGCTAGCTCTTCGTAGACCTCGTGGTACCTCTTGGCAATTTCCTCAGCTGATCTTGGCATTTTATCTCCTTCGAAAAAGATAGAGTAAGTAAATGGCGGGCAGACACCCACTCTAGCCCCTGTCAAGGTAGAATGAGTGCCTGCCCTATCTCTGAAACCCCCCGTGCGCCCCGAGGTCCACCTTTCAGAGAATCTTAGCGGATGGGACGCCTAAGCCCGACTATAACGGGATCTTAGACGCCCCACCCTATCCCAAGTAGTCAGCTCGGGAATCTTTAACGATACCCGCACACAGGCCATCCTGCTGATGTAACCCATGTGCCTATCATGTTGTGCCAGCGAACTGCTCGATACTTCTGCTCGAGCTCGCTGTTAAGATTTGGATAGCCTCGACCACCCGCAGACCACCACGTTCCCAAAGTAAACTGAAGTCCCCCGTAGAAACCATTTCCGGTGTTTAGCCACCATCGACCTCCACTCTCGCAATCAGCCATGCGATTGAGTTTTGCGTTATATGGCGCAACTATGCTAACCCTCGGATCTACATGCTTATGCTTGTGATGTTTATGTCTTACCTCAGGGTTCATCGTAGGTATGATCATAGCCAATAATGCAAGTGCAGTGGTCATAGGGATTCCTTTAGATAGACGTCAGGAAACCTGAGCTGCCGTCTAGGACATTCCTTGCCAGCATCAGGAATGAAATCGGCACTCCCCTTCGCGGGGGCGCTTTGAAGGGTCGCAGAGCCATGGCTCACACTCAGGCTCTTAGATGACATTGTGGCAGGCAGGTTATGAATCCTCCATCATCTGCTGCTTCACGTTGGCAGGCGGAAGCTGTCTATGTATTTATGACACAGATGATACCCCTCACCCTTTACCTGGAGGTCGCGGCCACATCTATCCCTTGCAGGAGAATCACACCCGCTACAATGCTGAGTTAATTCCCAGCCAGGGACGATTAAACTACTTCAGTTCCGTCTTCCTGAACTCGTCCTTCTCCTCCTCCGTCAACGATCCCCAGAAGTCCATGAACTCCTTGTTCGACAGAGGAGGCTGACCAGGAGACATGAAGTACTTCTTGATCTCCACGATCGTGTTGAAGTTCTCTTCGCTCTCCTCCAAATTTCACCTCCTAACTCACAAGATCGAAATTAGCTTGGAAAGCTTTGGTGGTGTAGACTTTGTAGCCACGTTCAGTATAGAGAATCCAATCCCCGACAAACGCCTTGGTCTGTCTTGAGTTCTTTGGATTGTGAACTCTTACATGGATATACTGCTTGGTAGGCTCAACTTCTGTCGCTTCGTTGACCGGAGTTTCATCGATGTTACCGATTTCGCCGAAACACCATCTGGCGATATCCATGAAATTGCTCTCGGTCACTTGAACGGCATCTACATACAATGGTTTACGAACATACTTTCTTGTGACGGAGGTGGTTTGCACATTCTATCCTTAGTTGTTACGATTACGTGAGGCGCCAAGGAAATATCCAAAGGCGACACTGATCAGCACTATCACTGAGATAGCAATAGCTAATCCGATCATTGGTGATGGGTTGGAGCCATGTCCAGATCCGCATATTTCAGCTCGAGAGCATCTTCTTCAATGGTGACGTAGATACTCTGAAGATAGGCTTTGATCCCGCTTTTGTTGTTGACCAACCATTCATAGGGACGAACGATCAGATCAACATTCTTGATCTCAGCCCAGTCCAGCATTTCGATCTGGTCTTCATCGAGATTGGTACGACCTCGAGAGGTTATGAGCACGATTCTCGGCGGGCGTCCTTTAAAATTAACTGAGACTTGAAGGTACGCCTGTGAGGATTCTTCGGCGTCTTCGGGGTTGTCTTCTCGGGGCTTGAGCCATTTGACGTTCCATCCGTCTTCGGCCATAGAATTTGCCACCGTGTCGTCGAGGAGTACTGCAAAATTGCGATCACCCTCACGATTGTACTGCCCCTCCTTTCCGGCGAAGTTACGGAAAATGATACGTACGCCTTCCATCAATACGGTGTTATCTTGGGGCATGATTAATTAATTCTGTTATGAGCTTCAAAATCGGGCGCTGCCCTCATTGCCTGATCTTCGGGATACTTTGAAATAGGAGTATGACGGGCTTGAAAATCTCTGACATCATATGAACCCTTAGGCCCAATGGTTGCTTCAAGATTTTGCGTGATCTTATCGAGAATCTCACCACCTTGGACATAGCTGGGAACATCAATGCCAACTTCAATATGAAATACGATTCTCATCAGTTAGCTCCATGACATCTTTTGAATTTCAATCCCGAGCCACAAGGGCAAGGATCATTACGCCCTACAGTGCCAAGACCAGCAGTGACATTTCCTATCGGCGGTGCCTGATTAAGCTGCACGCCATCAGCAAACATTCCCTCGCCAGTGCATTCTTTCTTCGCCAGCTCTGAATCCCAAGCCATCTCGCAATTCCAGCAGACGACCACTGCTTCCTCTCGAAGCATATTGTGCGTTCCGAGGAAAACTCGAGGATCACCCACCGGAGGCTTTTCGTCACCGGCCAACATTGTTACTGGAGCAAAGTCAACTTCAGGATGCCCATAGCCTTGAACCATCTGACGAGCTTCTTCATCGGTGAGCTTGTACTGAATCATCGCTCGCCATTCATGTTTCATGAATTGCCTCCTCGACGGACTTTCCATCTCCGACGCAAGGCACGACCATTCGTCGACCACTAGGTGGGTCAGTTCTAGTCCAGAAACCCGTGATCGATTGGATTTTGATGTCGCCATCTGTAGCCTTCACATGCTCGAGGTAGTCAATGGCTTCACTTACTTTCATTTCACAAACTCCTCAAACGATCCAAAGGCTTCTATTGTTTTGATAGCGTCATTCTTCAACTTATCGAAATATGACATGTCTATCTTGATGTCGGGTACAAGTTTGGCTACATCCGCTTCCATCCATTTGTACCCTTTGGTGCCGGTTACCGCGTAATACTTGTCGTCTTTGACTCGATATAGGGTTCCACCATTTTCCATAACAGGTACAAACCGGCCAGACCGACCAAGATGATGCATATCGCGATAAACAAGGGCTTCACCGTCTTCATGTTCCTCCTTGTCAAGGTACATAGTTCCCTGAATAACAGTACGCCCTTCACATAGATCTTCAAAAGTAGGTTCTTCACCAGAGAATAAGGTTTTGAAGACGTATGGATGTTGGAATTGAGACCCGACCGCGGTCCATTCGTTGTCTTTTCTTGCGATGTACACAGCATCATTCACGAGACAAAGTTTGTCGTATGTAATCTCGTGTTCGAATTCGTATCCATAAAAGGATCCGGTGGTCATCACGTAAGCTATAGTCTTTTGATCAGCATTCGGGATTTTCACAGAATCCGTCTTGATATGCACAACGTTATTTCCCTGCTTTATCAGATCATTCTTCAGATCAATCATGAAGAGAGCGCCACGTTTGGCTACGATGTTGTCGATATTTCGGATGTCACGGAACGGATTGTCGAATTTAGCTGATGTCAATCCATAGACGATGTTCAGCGCAATTCGAAGAGCAAAGGCCAGAGCGCTTCCGTGATTATCGACTGTATGATCTTCGGCACCTTCCAGAAAAGGTGCAAGTCTTCCGTCGAATAGAGTACGAGCGTGATCGTATTCCTGACGCTTGATAGCTATTCGGGCTTTCGTGAGCTCAGCATATTTCTCCGTATACTTCCCAAAGAGATTGAGCTTGATGATGCTAGTTGGATGCATAGATGCTACATCCAGGACGGCCACGGATTCGTAAATTCCGGGTTCAGCATAGATGTATCCTCCCTCACCGGGATTCTCACCCTTATACGAGCTCTTCCCCAGCTCGAATTTATACCCAGGGAATTCGGTTGAGAGATCGGTATAGACAAAGTAACGCTGCGGGTTCTTGTCGTCTCCGAATATGATCTTTGCTGTGTGTTTCTGCGTTGTGTCATTAACGGTTAGTCCACTCAGTTCAGCCAAGATCTGGCGTGCTACGAAATCATCCCAACGATCATCAAATACTGCCTCAGTGGCTCTCACATCATTGACGCAATATTCGACTACTCTCGGCCAATCCTTTTCGTTCACCGGATCTTCCCAGGGAATGTCTAATTCCATGTGGTGGATCCCCAGATCGATCTCGAACTTCTTCAAACCTTGCTTGATTGTGGAGAAATCCCAGATATCCGCATACGAGATGCTGTATGCTGCTGCGAACGGTGCGCTGCGTTTGTTCTCGACGATCAACTTCTGGCTGAGATCGAAAAGCTGTTCGTTGGTATATCCCATCGAGGCGGCATAGAGGATATGGTTGTCGTATCTCCGGTTGTAGAATCCGACAAGTTTCAGTTTGAACAGCGCTTCGACTTCATGCGGCTTCGGATTGATCATCCTCACTACATTGTCGTCACCTTTGAACTTCCAGCAGATGACAAAGAGATTCTTGTAGACCTCGACATCGAAGAAGACCACACGATCATCACTGACTTCCACGGCGACATCAGAATCCATCTCTGGACTTGATTGAAACTTCATCGTCTGGACAGTCTTCAAGCAAACTCCAGCCTGATGTGTACTGTTATTTGCGAAGGCGATGATCCTGGGTCGAAGATCTATGACGTCATATTTCATCTTGGATTCGTATGCATCATCGAGAATCTTGGCGATGAAATCAACTGATGGCTTGGTCCCTGGATGAATCTCTTTTCTCAGGTTCCGCTCAATCAGTTCTCTAAGGCCCTTTTCACTTGTGATTGTCTTGGCCTTAAGCATCTTCTCCTTTTTCTTCTTGAGCGGAAGTCCACTACTTATTGACGCAATTGACACTGCGTTGCATCGCGACAACCTACGACGCAATGACGCATCCCCGCGAAACAGCTTGATCTCAATTCCCTCTGAGAATTCTGTGGCGAGAGTCGATGCATCACCAGCATATTCATAATGAAGGTGAACACCTTTCTCTGACTGGCTGAGCTCGGCGTATGTTGCTGGCCAGGTACTTGCTGCCTCAAGGTTCCGTTCGAGGGCTTTGTGTCCATTTTGGTCTTTCAG